TGTTCCCTGAGTTCCAGTTGTTCCTTGAGAACCTGTGTTACCTGTAGTTCCCTGAGTTCCAGTATCGCCTTTAGCACCTTGAGTTCCTTGAGTTCCTGTATTTCCCTGAGCAGCAGTAGAACCAGCAGTACCTTGAGAACCTTGAACACCTTGGCCTCCTTGAACGCCACCTGCCCCTTGAGACCCTTGGCTACCGGACTGAACTTTGGACAAAACCCAAGGTTTCGTCGCAGCTCCACTATTTCTCGATTCCAATTGTTGTTTAAGCTTAGTTTTAGGCATACCACTTCTCCGAGCTGAGATAAAATCGTGTTGGAGGGATTAAGGCTCCCTCCGAGCCTATCTTAATTTAATTAAACAGTAATTTAAACTAAGTATCTAACCTGAAGCACCGTTGATGAAAATACATCCAACTTCTGGGCGTATAATCTTCAAACCGTATCTCATAGACATGTATGAACCAACAATTCCAAATCCGGGATTTGCTTCTTCAACTGTCAATGGTCTTCTTTCTACATAAACCATAGGTTTAGTTCCCAAATCGAATACTGCGAATCGAGTTGAAGGAACCCATGCGTTTACAACAACTGTTAAACCGTAGATGCTTCCTACGACTCCTGTTCTTGCAGTCTCAGAGACTGGTGAACCGGGCATCATAGCAGCGGTCGTTGGGTTTTGAGCTGCACCAGCTTCTCCTTGTCCTGCTGTGAAAGCAGTTACGAAGTCGCCGAGGTCCAATAAGGACTTGTAGTGAGCTGGGGATATGAAGATGTGCGTTGCAGTGTATCCACGTGCGCCGACTCTATCAATACCCATAGTTATGTCTGAAAGTGCGAGGTCTCCAGCAGTGTCGCCAGCTGCACGGACGTAGGAGTTTCGTATTAACCTTGTGGAACTTTCGTTACCATAAGAGTTTACACGTGAACTTCCGCTGTCAATGTCTGCGGCTACAATTCCAGTTCCATAGAATCCAGAGTATGGATTGCTTGAAAACGTGGTGATTGCTGATTCAGCTGTAGTTTCATCGATTTGAATGGTTCCAAATGTTGAGTTAGCTGCGTGAGCACCGAAGACGACTTTCACAACATTGTCTGTCATGTGTCTGTCTACAGCTCTACGAGCTTCATTCAAAGCCATTTCTACTTCGTTGAATCTTGAATCTTCAATCATTCTGCGGGTAACACCTACTGCTATACCCCACTCTAAAACGGACACTCTTTCTGAGCGTAGTTTTGTGTGTTGGTATTGCGGGGTGGTTCCCTCGTCAATTTGTTCTAGCTTCATGCTAGGTCTGTTCAAAGTAATATCAATATTACCCCCTGTGTCAGTAGTCATTGATTCTGCAAAGAATTGCATAACAGGAAGGTCTGTGACCTTGTAATCCATTATTGCATCTTTGTAATCAATCAATACTCTTTCACCGAGTCCGCCGTTGACGGACCCTGTGTTCAGGGTTGTTAGTATACCGGGTGTTGCATCAACCATGTTAATCTTCTCCTAAGTATTTAACCCCACAGGACCAATTGTAATGAGGCTGCACCTGAGTGCGCACCACTTGGGTCGATATAAGTACCAACGCCTACAGCAGAGCTGCTTGCTGGTCCAAGGTTACCGTCAGCTAATGTAGCTACTTGGTCTCCTCGTCCTATGGTTCCTGAACAATACATGTTCAATACTATACCTTTTCCTGTGATTACGCTGGCTATGTTTCCAGACGCTGCATCTGTAAAAGCGACTCCAAGAGGCATAACATTATCTGCTCCTGCTATTGTGTCTACTTCTGCATCTGCACCCATCTGAAGTGCATATCCTGCGGTTATTGCGCTACCAGCTGTGAAAGGAATAATCCTTGCTGGTGCACCACCATCATTTACTAAAATCTCTGTTGCCATTTTTAGTTCTCCTTAATGCCCTTTAGGACATCTTTGTCAAGGGTAATTCTCCCATTGACCATCTTTACGGCGAATTTTCTTTCGGTTTCAGCAATTGCAGCACCTTCTGGTGCTTTGCCTTTCCCGAATGAGCGTTCGACGTCTGCTTGAGGTTCTGGTATTGCTGCCAAAGCCTCGCTGAATCCAGTCAGCTTCATCTCATCCCATGCGGAGAGTTCTTCTACACGAGCATCCTTAGTTTCTTCTTGGACTGAACCAAACAAGATTTCTTTGGATATGATTGCATCTACTGCGGCTAGTTTTCTAGCTTCTGCTTCCTTCTCGGCTCTCTCTTCCTCAGCTGCTTGGAATTTCTCTAATTGTTTTAGAGCATCCTTGTACTGAGCTTCGATTTCCTTTTTGGAACTTTCAGCTTCTTCTAGCATAGAACGCAGTGAAGCGAACTCGCGTTCGACAATGTTCTCTGCATCGGATTTAACATTAGTATTTTCTTTAACTTCTTCAGTCATATTTTGTACCTCTGTTTTCCCGTCTTCATTTTCACACGTGTGACCGTCCTTACAAGAATCGCAACATGAGTTACAATCCTCGTCTTTATTGTCTTCAGTGTGCAATTCACACGCATTTCCTTCTATTGTGCATTCCTTACAGACGGGGTCCATCGATTTATTATCGATAAAACTTACCTCCGTGGGACGTATATTAGTGGCGAATGTATCGCCCATCACATCTACATCGTTGGAAAACCAATCGATGCTTACATGTGTCATGTCCCCGTCTTTCACTTTCTCCATTGCTTCTTGACCTCTATCATGTTTACTATTGATAGTTGCCAACATTTTCACTGCTGTCTTTCCATTATCCATCTTGATTAGCTCAGGCTCAGTAGCCATGCCGATTAAATCCTCAGCTGTTCGTTGATGGTCTATATAAATAGGTAGTTCACTGAATTTCTCTAGACTGTCCTTCAGCATACTGTCCTCAATATAAACTTTTTGTTCTTGCCCCTCTGCCTCATATTCATGAGGACCGGACGTAATGGCGATTACGGGAAATTCCACGGTAGACTCCCCATCGCTCTCTGTAAGCTTGAAATCCGCACTATCCTCAACGGTTAATGCAAATGACCGACGTACTGGTTCTTTGGATGTTGTCCTTCCGAATTCCCGCTCGACGCCATTCTCGTCAGCCCAAATACTACACATATTTTGAGCTGTCTCTACGTGATTATCAATACCACGTTTTTCTAGCGTTTTGCTAACAGTTGTTACACATTTGTCGTATGTCATTTTCTATCTCCCGTTGCGTTTGCGGACGGCTTATTGCCTCGGTTCTGTGCTCTTGCACTTTCTTCCTTTTTATCTGTATCCTTTCCACCAGATACATTTGCGTTCTTGCTACTCTTAGCAGGTTTAACTTCAGCTTTTCCTTCTGTCGTTATTTCTTCTACTTGACTAACTAATTCATCTGCCCCTTCAGGGTCAAGACCTCTCTCTTCCCTTACTTCACCGGGCGATAACACTCCTTCAGACAGATAAATCATATCCGTCTTAGCTTTAGTGAACGCATCATCTACATTGATTTGTCGGAACTTAAACTTAGCCTCACCACTTTCTAATTGTGGTAATAGCTGAGCATTAAGCGCTCCTTCAATCATTGTTTGTAAATATCTAACATAAGGCTCAAAAATAGGTCGAGCCTTTTCTGGGTCAGTCCACATTGTTCTTGGCACTTTAAGCGCCATGTGGATTTTGTCTAATATATCATCGGTATATTTACCATATTCGAATGCTCTTTGTGTGCCCTGCAATTCTTTGATAACTATATCGTTACCGTGAATAATATCTTCACCGGGCTCTAATCCATTAAAAGCATTAACTATCTCATTAATCTTATCTGGACCATATGGCATATCTGGTAAACCACATGATATATCAAAACGTGATGTAGCATATTTATTAAGAGCAGCGCCTATATCTCGCTCTGCATAATCTTTTAAATCTACTAAATAGAGAATAGGATGAATATCGCTTAAGCCGTAAGCGTAGTCATCGAATTCATTGTTTTTAAGTTCTATTATCTCATCAGCCTCAAATCTAACATTTTCTTTATCAGCGCCTGTATCTTGATAATAATACATTATTTGTCCATGTTCGTCGCGTTGCACATACATATTCTGAGAAGACCGTACGACTAAATTGTCACCTGTCCACTCCATAT